ATGGCAACAAATCCACCGTCAGGAGACGGACATCGCAATGGTGCAGTGAGAAAACGTTCTCAGGTTTTTAATCCCAAAACAGAACAATGGGTAAAACGGGATAAAGATACAGGACGCTTTATTGATGTAAAACAGGATGGCACACCATTTAAGGGTGTAACTAAAGAAAAGTAATTTTTTACGAGGGCAAGAGACGATGATACTTGCCCTCTTTTATTTACATTGGCTTTATCATTGATTCTATAAAGGATATTTCATCTTCTGATAGACCGTATTTTGCATAGAGTTGAGTATCTATTTCAGATATGCTCCTACTCCAATTTATATCGCTGTTGGAAGTGAAATCTTGTAATGGAATAAATTGAAATTTTTCTGAGGATAAGTTTATAGATGATACAGAGAGCATTAGTAAGAAACGTAAAAAGCGTGTTTGGATATATTTATATTCGTTTTCAACAACTAACTTACTCTCGGAAGCCCCAACAATAAGGTAGGAATCTGTACACACATCATTAGGTCCAATAATCTCTGTTCTGGAGATTATCTTAAATTGTCCTTTTTTATCTGGTTCTCCTGCATGTTCAGCAGTAACCTTACTCATCAAAATTTTATATTTTGAAAGAAGATGATTAGTAGAATCAATTGCAGATTTTGGAAGCCATGATATTCCTGCACTTGTTATTAAACGAATTTCCCCCGTTTTTTCACCACGAATATTAGATGATAGTCCGAAGGGATTACGAGAGTTGACTATTGATGCAAAAGAATTATCAGATTGACATTTATGTACTATGTGAATAGCCGAATTGTAGCGAATAAATACTGAAAATTGGTCTAATGGACGCTGTTCCATGTCTCGTTGTGTTCCTTGAATAGTCGTAATACTACAATTGCCTTTGTAGTTTACATCCCATAAAATATAGTTGACACCACCGCCAATGCTTGCTGTAGGAAAACAATCTTTGGCATTTACATAGTCAAAAATATGGCTAATTCTTTTATCAGATAACATGCTTTCTCTAAAAGAGTCCAGTCCTTTCCCTCCTGCAAACCAACGAGAAGGCATAATCATAGAGATATAGTTAGGAGCTATTTGTTTTGCTATTTCAATAAATAGGTTATATACAGGTTTTGCACTAACTCCAGCACCGCCATCCATAATCTGATACGGAGGATTCCCCACTATCGCATTGATTTTCATGTTCTTTATTCCTGTTCTGTCCGTAATAAATTTATCTACCTGCTTGATAAAATGTTCCGGTTTGTTTTTGATTTGATTGATTAAGTCCTCGAAGTATCGGGTGTTTATCTTGGCTTTGCGAAAACCGATAAGGGTGCGTTTGGTGATGCTTTTTGCCATCGGAGTTTTGCAGATGACGAAGATGTTTTCAGCCACTACCTTGTCCCATATACGCTGTTCATCCTCAATGCTTGACACCGAAAACAAAGAGTTCTTGACCCTTGCGCGGTAAATGCTGTATGCCATGTATAAAGGGTATAATCCGGACTTAGAATTGATTTCAAGGATTCGGGAATCCGGGGCAAACACATTGGCAGTCACTTCGCCATGGTCAATGAAACGAGGTTCTGACAAAGTGGTTTCATACCCCTTTTCAAAAAAGTTATAACCGCCTAAACAATCGCCAAGGTGCATATTCACTACACGCCAAGGCGTGAGTACCGTTTCTTTGTCGGGATTGCGGAACGTGCTGAATATATCCGTGATACGCTCGATGCGTTCCTCCACGCTCAGTTTGTCCGCAGCACGAGCCATGGCACGAATGCGCTTGCCTGCCGCACAGAATATTTCCGGGTCATAGTATTTCTTGATGCTGTTGAACTTCTGTTTGGTAACACCCTTGGGCATGAATTCCTCCCATGATTGCGGGTCGATGAGCGAAGCGAAGTTATCAATCGTTATTTCCTGTGATTCGTCCTGTAGTTCCGCGCCATAAATCAACAATGGCATACGAATGGAGATACCCCGAAGAATGGAAATGGCGGCTTCGCGGTTGTTCTTTTTCTTTTTCAACTCTTCAAGTCGTTTCTTCTCCTCTTCCGTCAAAGGTTGCTTATCCTTGCCCCTCTTCTTGGATTTCTTTTCAAGGTCTTCAAGTTCCTCGTATTGTTCATCGGTCAGTCCTTGGTTGTTGATGTCCACCTGATTGGTCTTTGGCATTGCCTTGGTCTGGCCGATAATCTTTTTCAAGTCGTCAAACTCCTGCAATTCCAAGTCGTTGAGCTTCATCAACTCGTCATTATACAGGCTCTTGTCCTCGAAACCGTTGCGGACAACCCTTTCCACATAAACACGTTTGAGTTGCTCCAACATCTTGGGTACATCGAACTGGCTCATCTTGGAGCCTTCGATGGAGATAATCGGACAGAAGTTCAGGAACTCGCCCATAATCTTACGGTCATTGCCGCTGATTTTTCCTGCTTTGGAAGAAATCTTCGCTGTCTCGGCAATGACTTTCAGTGTTCTGTCCGGCGCAAAATCAAACACATAACACTGTTCCTTGACGCGTCCGTTGATGGTGGCAGGCGTCTGCACACGGAAGATGGTCTGCATATAACTTGATGCAGCGGTATTATAAGAACCGGACAACATGAATACGCCCGTCCACGCCTTGACACTGACACCCGTGGTCAATCGTCCGCAAGACAAGGTAATGGTACGGGTGGCATCAGGGTCTTTGCCGATGGCTTCTTCCACCGCAGCAAGCGCATCCTTGCTCTCTTCGTCTTCATCACCGTTTCCTGCCACATTCACCACCTTGAAATGTTGGAATACGGGATGCGATTGCAACATGGCACTCAGGGCACGAGCCTCCTTCACACCCGGCAACATCCATAGCGTATGACGGAAGATGTTGCGATATTCCTCGTTGGCAAACGGATAGCAACTGTCCTTGTCCTCCTTGGAGATAAGATTCAAAAATGCCTTCACATCTTTTTCATGGATGAAAGTTCCGTTATCATTTACCCGGAAAAACTCGCGGAAGTTGAAAGCCACGTCTTCATCTACAAATTCATGGAGCAACCGTCCGAGGTCGTATGTATAGATGTTCATCGTAGGTAGAGAGGCGTATGGATTCGGATCACCGAAATGGGTCAAATCCCATGAAGCCTTTGCCCGTTGCTCCATCACATAATCCCAGGTGTAAATTTCATCTTCTTTGAAGTCATCCAACAGATTGAACGGTGTGCCGGAAAGTCGCAGTATCTTGGTATTTGCTTTTGTCAGTTCCTGCATGACAGCCTTGCCGAGTTCCGTCTGTGTCCCTTCGTGTGCTTCGTCCACGATGATGCAATCCCAAGCGGTGGCAAACACTTCATTGTTCTTGTCAAAATTGCCGCCCACAAGTTCAGAACCGCGCAAATCCTGCATGGAAGCGAAATACACATATTGGCATTTGCCTTGCTTTGCTCTCGCTTCAAGCGATATATGACTGTCACCGTTGTTCTTTGAGCCGTATGCAAAACCGGGACTGTCATAGAATATTTTGCCGAAATCCTCGAACCAGCCGCTATTCACTACAGGGCGATGAGTAAGAATCAGAGTACGGCTGGAATCCATGTCTTTCACCACCTGCAAGGCCGACAATGTCTTACCGAAACGCATTTTGGCGTTCCAAAGCATCTGGTTACTTTTCTTGAATTGCTTCTTGGTTTTTTCAATTGCCTCCCGTTGTTCGGGACGGAATACAATAGGAGTTTGGTCGTGTGAGACCTCGGCCGAAGACAGCGATTCCCGTCCTTCCTTTACGGCCGTTATTGCCCGCTTGACGGTTTCAAGGTCGGTGATGAACCACTCGTTGGCTTTGTTTTCGGTATCGAATAGCTTTTTCCTGATGCCGGAACGTTCCAAAACACAATGCACTTCCTTGTCGTTGAAAGAACACAAGCCCTTTCTGCTGTTGTATATCGTAAGTTCCGTATATAAGAGGTCGTATGCGATACCTGCCGTTTGTGTATATTGGTTGATGCGTTTCTTCGCGGACTCGTTGAGAGCCTTGTTGTTCGGAGCAAGACCGAAGACATTGTCATTGTCACAAGTGGCCTCGCCCACTTTCAGACATCCCCTATGTGCGGCATCATTGATGCGGAACACATATATCAGTTTTAATTTTAGTGAAGATGTGAATTTCATGCTGCACTATTTTATGAGGTCGATAAATCGGATTCGTTTTCCCATTTTTCCCGTTTTAGGGTCTTTGACCCGCCAGTCCTTGATTTGGCAATAGATGCCGTTGTGCCTGCGGATGTCATCTTTCTGACAGCCTTCGCATTGACTGACTTCTTCCCTTGTCCCGAACAAGTCGGCTACAACTGTACGGCGTTCACCGCAACTATTCGGAATGACACCTTTAAGCCCGTCCATCTGCCAGACATTCCATGAAATGATGTAGGCGATATAATTGATAGATTTCAGCAAGGGTCGCTTGCCGAATTTTTGTTGATAATATTCAATAAAGGAGATGAGCATTGATTCACGGGCAATCAGCAGGTTGTCGCCTTGCCATTCGTAAGCGTAAATGCTCTTATACGCTTCCTGCACCCATTCCAGCCATTCGCCGGAAGTTTTTGTGTTTTCACCAACTACACGCAACTTGCGGTCAAGCAGTCCGATACGTTCCCCTATTGGAATAGCCTCTCCCGTAGTGGTATCATAGCGACTGACTATATACGGGGCTTCCCCACAGGTTATCTCCAGCCGGGTGTCACGGACATAATCTTTCCAAGTCTTACCTTCCGGAAATTGAATTTTCCCTGTTTTGGGGTTCCACCGATGACAGCCCTGTCCGTCGGTGTATTCCATATTAAATACATCCTTTCTTCCAAACCATGCTTCGTCAATCAAGTTGTTCTGCGCATTGCATATCCATGACGGAGTAAACACCTCAGCCATTTCTCGCGAACGCATGGTTTGGGTGTCACGACTTTTAAGGATACGCGGCATGATGACATGCCCGTTATCTCCGGTAATAAGACAGGGAAGAATTGGCGAATCATATTGATACCCCTCGCCCAGATATTCATAATCGGAAGTAGCCCAAAAGATATTGCGCTGAATATCCTCCTTGCTCGTTGTATGGTCTTTGAGCAGGATATTCAACAGTTCGGGCGAAAGCCGAAAGATACTATCTTCCAATATATCAACTTCAACAGGCATTTTATATAGGGTTTATGAGTATCTCTCCGTAAGAGACACGTTGAAGCTGATAGTCAATAGTTTGGAAAGCAGTTTATAAAACAAAAAGGCTGTTTATCGATGATATAGAGTATTTTATCATCTGATAAACAGCCTAAATCTCATAAAAATGTGTACCTTTGCGTTATAGATAGTGTCTCTTACGGAGAGAGGATTGGTTTTGCCAAACAATCTCCTGCTTTATAACAAGTCCCTTAATATTTGCGTGTTCGCCCTATCCACGACAGAATTATCCAACGATGCTAAATATATTTGTGTTGTCATTTCCGAATCATGCCCCATCCCTTCACTGATAACCGAAATGGGGATATTCTTACTCTTGGCTATGCTTGCCCATGAATGGCGCGCAACATATAGTGTTAAAGGGATGGAGATATCCGCTAACTTTGCGACCTCTTTCAGATTCTTATTCGTGCGATAAAGTGCGTTTTTGTATTGGCTACGATTGTCGTATGGATGCTTTAGTATCTGGAGCAAATAAGGACTACCATAATCGGTTTTGTGTTTGTCTGCAATCTCCTGCATACACTTTTCCCATTTTACGAGCAACTGTTGCCCGGTCTTGCGTCTGCGATAGGATAAGATGCCGTTCTGCTGGTCTTTCTTCTTCAAGTGTGCCATATCTATGAACGACATTCCACGGGTATAGAAAGAGAAAAGAAACATATCCCTTGCAAAGTCCAAAGCGGGCTGTAATGACAAATCAAGATTCTTAATCTTCTTGATTGCCTTTAACGAGATTGCCCGTTTAACCGTCTTATCAATACCTGTATAGACGTGCTTGAACGGGTTGCGATTGCTTGTCAATTCCTTTTCCACGGCACGGTTATATACAGCCCGCAATATCCGCATATAGAAGGAGCTGCTGTTCTTGCTTAAACCTCTATTGCGTAACCATGCCTCGTACATCAGCATCAAATCTGAATCAATCTCATCCAATAATATATCCTTATTTTCACGGAATTGCATGAAACTTCTGAGCGTAGCATGATATGTTTCGGACGTGCGATGCTTACCCATCTGCCTGAGTTGTGCGGTGATGCCATTCATGAAATTGAACAGTGTTTGCTCGTTGGCAGCCTTTTGAAAGACTGAGATAATCTCATCGGCGGTATAGCTTATCTGTTTATTTTCCCAATGGCTGATAATATTTCCCAATCGTTTTATATCCCAATTTATACGTTCCTTGATAGATTGAAGGTGCCCGTTTCGCCCATTATTGGCGAGAATTAAGGTTGCCCGTCCTTCATCCCACTCATCCGCATAAATGCGGTAATCCGTCTTTAGCTGACGGATTACACGCTTATGGATGATTTGATAATAGATTGTACCTTCCTTGCCTATGGTCGAAGAAGGTCTGAACTTCACTTTTATCGAAACCATATAATCAACCTTGTTTTGATTGTTCCCACTTGGCATACATCTCCCTCGAAAGTGCCACTATCTCCCGGCTCAGCTTCACAAGGTCGATGGTATGCTTCTCCAGTTTGTAGAGCAATGCCATCGCCTTCTTCTCCGAAAAATGGCAGCGCAGTTCCTTCACAACTTGGTTGTAATTGGTGCCGATGGCTCGGAATTGTGCGTGAAAGTCGGATAGTCTGGTGCAGTATTCCAACATCACCTTGTCCACTTTCAGCACCTTGAACTTCTGCCCGAAGAAGTGCGCCTTCAGAAAGACGGCTTTTGCATACACCTGTGATTCCTCGTACATCGTGAGGAACTTGTTCCATTCCACATCGTCGAAACGCACCATCACGCAGTGCGTCTTCGGGTCTGACACGGGATTTCTCCCGTACTTGCTCTTCTTTTTCATACTTCTTATTCTTTTAATTTAATAGTTTATCCATTGTCTAATCTCCAATTAAAGAACCCTGAAATTATCCGACTGCGGAGGATAATTCTGCCCACGGCGGTGCTGGTATTTTCAGTTACTTAGAATTATTCGGGTAACTGAAAATATATCTTGCTGTGTCTTTGAGGACACAAAAATCCTCCGCCTGTCGGATTGATTTCCGAGTGTAATAACTCACTTTGTGTATCGGTCGAACCGATGGAGTGCATCCAACGGCTCAACCTGTTCCACCGTAATCCCGTCAGAGTTTGCGCCATTGCTCGATGTCATTCCGGTAGGCATCGAGGTGCAGGCGGACAAGGTTCTCTATAAGTCCGGATGCGCTCATGCCCTTCCCTCCGAGGTAGCGGACAACCCTGTCCAGCTCGTCACGCACCGTCTCACTGACGAACACGGGCTTGCGGTTGATAATTTTGGGAACTTTGAGATAAGTGGTGCGGTACTCATCCAAAGACAGCCTGCGCTGTTTGCTGCTGATGCGCTTCTGCGGTATTGCCGCTTCCCCAGTCGCCACTTCTAACGGTTCATCTACCATAGGTATTTCTGCTTCTTCCGTGACGGTCTTGCCGGACTGTTCAGGCTCCTCCGGTTCCAGACCGATACTCCAGTAGAAGTCGTCTATCGACTTGGAGGTGTAGGGTTCCCTGCGCCCCATTTTTTCCACGATTTCACGAGCTTGACGCTCTGTAATGTTTGGTTCTTTTTTCATTGTAAAAACAAATTGATTAAGTTATTGAATGTGGTCTTGGTCTATACCTCGACCGATTATCGGGAGCGAAGTAAGGTGCTTTAATGCAGTCAGTCAAGCACTTGGATTTTCTTAGGCATTTTTGTACGGTTTTGCTTTATGGAGACTGACAAATCGGTGCGGACTTCACCGATTTGCCGGATATGAATAGCTGAAAGGACAAAGGTACGATTGGGGGCTATTTTAAATTAAGCCCTTATTTTGGCTGTGGCTTCTTTATAAAACATGGGAATTAAAGGCTGAACGGAAATCGTATTCCACCGGCTTGCTCACAGATAACCGGCAAGCAGTACCCCGGACAATGACTACCGTATCGGCGCAACACGCTGCCACTTTTTGAAAATCCATTGCATGACAGCGGATAATGTATTTCTTTGTGGCAAAAGAAACAGTAACAATTAAAAGAAAGGCAATATGGAAATTGTATCAATCGAAAGAAAGACCTTTGAGGCAATGGTCGCCAAGTTCGACCGTTTCGTCAGCCGTATGGATGCCATCTGCCATCGGCACGGGGAAAAGAAAATGAGCGAATGGATGGATAATCAGGACGTGTGCCGTATACTCAACATCAGCCCTCGCACGTTACAGACGCTTCGGGATAACGGCACGCTGGCTTATTCACAGATAAACCACAAGACGTATTACCGTCCCGAAGACGTGGAGCTCATTGTCTCCGTTGTGGAGGATAGAAGAAAGGAAGCGAAGTTCAAAGGAAAGACTATATGAATTAAATATAATGACAATACCCACTAAATCCAGAGTAATATGAATGAGTTGATTAACAAGGACAACAAGTGGATAATCCACTTTATGGGCAGTCTTGACCGACTGCTTGATAATGTAGAGCACCTGACCGCCAACTACCGCCCGACATTGGGCGGTGAGCGTTTCTTCACTGACAAGGAGGTGTCGGCACGGCTGAAGGTGAGCCGCCGGACACTTCAGGAATACCGCAATGAAGGGCGTATCGCCTATATCCAGTTGGGCGGTAAAATCCTCTACCGTGAATCCGACATTGAAAAGATGCTGAATGACGGCTACCGCTCCGCCTACCGACAGAGGATAACTTGATTTTTCTTGAAGGAGCGCAGTTTGCCGTATGCCCTGTATTGCGGCAGCAATAGACTTCCGACAAAAAGAAAAAAGGAACGGCTTACGGATGAAGTGTCAATACTGCGCTTCGTCTGTAAGCCGTTCTTTTCTGCTCTTATAATTACCCATCAGTTGCTTATTTTTCGTTGTCGGATGCCTTTCAAACGTGTGGCAACGGAAACAAGTGGCTGACGGGATGAACCTCAACTATACCATCGGTTATTACTCCTGCCACAGGAAACAAACAACGTAACAGGTGTTTCTCTTTTGGTGGTGCTGATTTCATTTATTATAAACCGTCTGAACAAAGCACTTTCTTTACTGCATATCCTGAATGCAATGGCTATAATTATTTCAAGGTTGTAAATGTCATAACTGATACCATCCGGTTGCCTGATATATCGCATCGTATCGGCTTCATTCAGTTCATTGTTCTTATAGATTGCCCGTATCGTCTTGCGGACATTGCACGAGAACACCCCGAGCAGGTCGGCAATCTCAAATTGCATCATCCATACGGGTGTGGTCGGCATAGTGACTGCACCCATTTCACTGATTGTTATTATACCTCTACTCATAATCCCTTTATTTTATGATGATTATTTACTGTTTCTTATTTTCGCCAGCCGAAATGTTTTTTCTCCGTTCCATCAGTTTGTCCATATCTTTGGAAATTTTATCATCGGTTATCCGTGCATATCCCTGTGTCGTCCTAATATTGGAGTGTCCCATCATCTTGGCGATACTCTCAATCGGTATGTCCGCCGAAATCAAAAATGTTCCGAAACTGTGCCGACTTTGGTGATAGGTCAAGTTTTCCTCTTTCCCTATGGTTATTCCCAATTCGTGAACCTCAAACCATAGGGCATCACGGTTGGGAAGAGGAAACACGGGCTTCTCGTCATCAGCCGTGTTGTACAGCGACAATATCCGCTCCGCTATGGAATGTAAGGGTATGAACGCCTCCACCTTTGTCTTTTTTCGATTGATGCGGATGTACCGTCTGCCATCAGCGTTTGTTCCGATATGGTGGGGATGAAGAAGTTTAATGTCCACATACGCCAGTCCCGTCAGGGTGGAAAATATGAAAGCCCGTCTTGCCAGTTCCATACGCTTGTCATACATCGGTGTGGAAAGTATCTTCTTGAACTCCTCACGGCTGATGTACCTGTGCCTTGCTTCCGGCTTTGTCTCATACTCCAAGTCCTCACAGGGATTTACACGGAGAATCTCCTTATCTACGGCAAGATACAACAGGCGGTTCAGCCAACGCAGGCAATGGTTGGTCTGGGAAACCCCGAAGTTCTTGCATTTCTTCAAGTGGGCTTTATAGGACTTACCGAAATCCTCCGTCACTTCTTCAAGGGGAATGTCCTTTTTACCGATGGACGTAAGAAAATCCGTCAGGTACTTCTGATAATACATTGAACTTCGATAGGAAGAAGTCGAGTCTATTTCTTCGGAATGCTTCTTCAACCGCTCACGTTCCCATTCACCCATCTGTAGAAGAGTGGCCGGATGGATGTTGTTCAAGGATATGTGGTTCTTCAAAATCTCGGCACTGACCACACCTTGCGATTTCAGTATCTCATTGTAGGCTTCCTCTGTCAGGCGTAAATATTCTCGTAAGCGGTTATTTTCCCTTACGGATTTAATCTCGTTTTTCTTGCTGTTCCATTCTTCCGGTCGGCAATAAATCCCCGTACTGATGGCAGTCTGTTTGCCGTCAATGGTTATGCGGCAGAGTATGGCGGTCGTACCGTCAGCCTTTACTTTGCTGCGGTTAATGTAGGGTAAAAGTGAAAATGTGCTTCGCATATAGTTTTCTGTATTAAAGGATTAAAGAACTAATTGAAAATCTTTGGTGGCTTCTATGAACTTGTCCATATCCTCGAAAAGTTTCTTCGGGCTGACACGGGCATAGACCTGTGTTGTGGAAATGTCGGAATGTCCCAGCATCCTGCTGATGGTTTCTATTGGCACACCTGCTTCAAGCGTAATCAGCGAGGCGAAGCTGTGCCTCGCCTGATGATAGCACAAATCATCCTTGATGCCTGCCAGTGCCGCCAACGCTTTCATGTGTCGTCTGAGATTTGACCAATGCAGCAAAGGGAACAGGGTGTCCCTATCCTCACTATGATATTTTTCAATCAGCGCAATCGCTTCCGGTAACAGTTTCACACTGGCACGAAGTTCGTTTTTCTTTCTTCGATACTTCAACCACAAAGCACCGTCCTCATCCGTATATAGGTTCTCGTGGGTAATCGAGACAACATCCGCATAACAGACCCCGGTGTAGCACCCGAAGAGAAACATATCCCTTGCCAGTATATGGGATTTGCGGTAAGCGGGTATTTCCACATCACGGATTTTCTCAAACGATTCACGACTCAATGCCCGTGGTGTCGTTTCTGTCTTCTTTGGTAAGGTAAAATGCTGGAAGTGAATTCTGTCGGCATATCCATCCTTATACGCCAGACGGCATATCTTCTTCAAGATGGCAAGATGATGGCGGACGGTATCAATCGCATAACCCTTATTACCGGTGGCAAATGCCTGATAGTCGTAGATGAACTGCTCTGTCAGTTGTCCAAATGCCAAATCTTTCACCTTGTACTTGGTCTCGATGAACTCCCCGATTGTCAGGCGCATATAGTGATAACCGGGATAAGTCCCTTTTGCCCTGTCTATGCCGATACGGGCTTTGAGGTCATCGCAGACAACATCCGTCATTCGCATGAGCGTCATTTGCGTTTCCATGCTGCCCTGAAAAAGGTTTTTCACATCGGTAGCATCAAAATCAACCTTGCGATTCACAAGGTTGTCAAAGGCATTGTTTACCGCTAACAGTAACTTTTCAATCTTGGCATTGATCTCAACCGCTTCCTTGCTTTTGCCGTTCAGACGGCTTTCACGTGGATTCCATAATTCGGGAGTGCAGGACAGTTTGCATCCGAACTGTGCCATTGTCCTGTTTACCGTGATGCGTCCCATGATGGGAGCTTTTCCCGACTTGTCCGGTCCGCTCTTTTTGAGGTAGAGCAACACCTTGAATTTTTCTACTTTCATACGCTTATATTTTTTTAGTGCAAAGTTACTTGCTATATAAGCGCTCTTTGATACGCAAAACACTGTGTATGAGTGCAAACAAAACGGTGAGGTTTTCTTTTCATCGCTTTGTGTTACCTATTCCTGTTTCAGTAACTACTCGACTAACGGTTTGGTAACTGAACAACCTCAATATTCCGTTGTCGTTTGCATTTTCCACATTTTGTAGAATACAGAAATACAGCTCATTTCAAACGACTTACGTTTAATCTTTACCTATTCACTATTACTTGCTTCACCTTGTATATTCCACAGTACCCGACACACATCGGCTACCGTTCCGTGGTCGGCAAGTTCCTTAACCTCTACGAACCGATAGACCACCGACCGCAGGAGGGCGATTTATCGCATATCCAATCTTTGGTACGGCACATCTTCGGGGAACAGTACGAGTTGGGGATGGACTATCTGCAACTGCTCTACCTGCAACCGATTCAGAAGTTGCCTATCCTGCTGTTGGTGTCGGAAGAACGCAACACGGGCAAAAGCACCTTCCTGAACTTTCTGAAAGCCCTTTTTCAGAACAATGCGACTTTCAACACCAACGAGGATTTCCGCAGCCAGTTCAATTCCGACTGGGCTGGCAAGTTGCTTATCGTGGTGGATGAGGTGCTGCTCAACCGCAGGGAGGACAGCGAGCGGTTGAAGAACCTCAGCACCACACTTTCCTATAAGGTGGAAGCCAAAGGCAAAGACCGTGACGAGATTGCGTTCTTCGCCAAATTCGTGCTGTGCTCCAACAACGAGTATCTGCCTGTAATCATAGACGCGGGGGAAACACGCTATTGGGTGCGCAAGATAGACCGCTTGCAGTCGGATGACACCGACTTCCTGCAAAAGCTGAAAGCGGAGATACCCGCCTTTCTCCATTTCCTGCAACACAGAAAACTGTCCACCGAAAAGGAAAGCCGGATGTGGTTCAACCCCACATTGCTGCATACAGAAGCCTTGCAGAAGATTATCCGCAGCAACCGCAACCGGTTGGAGATAGAGATGCACGAACTTGTCCTTGACATCATGGACAGTGTCGGCACGGATACATTCTCTTTCTGTTACAGTGACATTCTTCTTTTGCTGGTACACTCACAGGTAAAGGTGGAGAAACACCAAGTCCGAAAAGTGTTGCAGGAATGTTGGAAACTGACCCCTGCGCCAAACGGACTGACTTATACCACCTACCAGTTCAACTGCAATCGGGAGTGTCGGTATGAGCCGATAAGGAGAGTGGGACGCTTCTACACCGTCACAAGGGAGCAACTTGAATCCTTGTAACACTATCATTTTTCTGTTGAATTGTTGGATATGGGTATAAATAAACTGACAATAAACGATATACATTCTCAACAAAATCTCAACAAGCCAAAAGAGAAGTTGAGAGACCACCGACACCTGTTTGTGGATTTCTCTTTTGGCGAGCGGTTTGTTGAGAAGATGTTGAGAGGTTACGAGGCTGTATATAAACATATTACATCAACAGTTCATCAAATCAACAAATTTTCATCAACTTCAAAACCGTATGTAATATGACAATCCAAGATGTAAAGCAAATCAAACTGGCAGACTATCTGCAAAGTCTGGGCTATACGCCTGTAAAGCAACAAGGCAAGAACCTGTGGTATAAATCACCGCTACGGGAAGAAACGGACGCATCGTTCAAGGTAAACACCGAGCTTGAAAAATGGTACGACTTCGGCATCGGCAAAGGCGGTAATATCATTGCATTGGCAGCGGAACTCTACCATTCGGAAGATGTAGCCTATCTGCTGAAACGCATAGAGGAGCGGACAGCATACATCCGCCCTGCATCGTTCTCTTTTGGCAGACAGCATTCCGACAATCAGCCTTATCAGGGATTAAGGGTTGGTGAGTTGTCCTCTCCTGCTCTTATAGCCTATCTGCAAGAAAGGGGAATAAACATCGGACTTGCCAAAAGAGAATGCAGGGAGCTCCGGTTTATGAATGCCGACAAACCCTATTTTGCCATCTGCTTTCCGAACATGGCAGGAGGATATGAAGTGCGCAACAGATATTTCAAGGGATGTGTCGCCCCGAAAGACATCACCCATATCCGACAGCAGGGCGGACAACGATGTATGTGTTACCTCTTCGAAGGGTTCATGGATTACCTTTCATTCCTTACCATCCGAGTAGAAAACAATCCGCAACACCCGCGATTGGACACACAGGACTATATCATATTGAACTCCGTTTCCAATCTTGCAAAAGCGGAAAGCATATTGGAGACCTACACCCAAGTCGGCTGTTTCCTTGACAACGACACGGCAGGACGGAACACCTGCAAGAAGCTGAAAGAGAAGTTCGGGGAACAGCTGCTTGACAAGTCAATGTACTATCGTGATTATAAGGACTTGAACGACTACCTGTGCGGTAAGCCATTGTCCCAATCGGCAGAGCCGATAAAGGAGAAGAAGCAAGTCCAATCCGCAAGGCGGATGATGCAGCTACCGAAAAAGAAAGGGGGATTTCATCTATAATATGCACGTCCGCTCTCCCAAGGTATTTAGACAGAAATACCATAGCTCAATAGGGCGTTTTCTTCACGCATTACTCCGTAACGCTAAAAACACCCTATCGAGCCAAAGGGAAATCCCTTTGGAAACCCTGTGCAAACGAAAGCAGAAGCCAAACTCGTTTGGATTATGCCGAGTGCAGTAAGGGTTCATTTGCATAATAAACCCTGTGAGCCGATGCCACAGGCAGAGAGAAGAAACATAACGATAACCGCAAAAACAGTAATAATATGGGATATTTTTCATTGGACATTAAGAAAGCAAAGGGTACATCGGACACCACGCAGTCCGACCATATAGAGAGAAAGATAATACCTAAAAACGCAGACCCGACAAGAACGCATCTGAACAGGGTGCTTGTCGAATACCCCGATGGCGTTCACGGCAGGGATGAAGCGATTGCCCACAGGCTGAACACGGCAGGCATCAGACGGAAAATCACACACGACCAAGTCCGTGTCGTTCGGGTGGTCTTGTCGGGTACGCACGAGGACATGATGAACATACAGGAAAAAGGAGAACTCGATGAATGGTGCAGCGACAGCATCCAATGGCTTCAAGCCACATTTGGCAAAGACAATGTGGTTGCTGCCCATCTGCACATGGACGAGAAGACTCCACACATCCACGCAGCCGTTGTTCCCATCGTAATAGGTGAAAGGCGCAAAGCCAAGAAAGAACAGACGGACGGCAAGCGCAAGTACCGCAAGAAAACAAATTCCGTCCGTTTGTGTGCCGATGACCTGTTCAACCGCCAGACCTTGATTGCCTACCACGACAATTACGCAAGGGTGATGACGAAATACGGATTGCAACGTGGGGTACGGGGCTCGGAAGCACGGCACACTACCACCATGCAATATTATCGGGACTTGAAAAAGAAGAATGAAACCCTTGAAACCGAAACCAGACTATTGCAGGAGAAGAAGACCAAAGCGCAGGAGGAGTTGAGACAGGTAAAAGCGGAAATCCGCACCGACAAGTTCAAAAGCGCAGCCACCGATACGGCAACCGCCCTTGCAAGCAGTGTGGGTTCTCTTTTCGGAAGTGGAAAAATGAAATCATTGGAACGTAGGAACGAGGACTTGCAAGACCGCATCCTTGAACTTGAAGACGAAGCCCGACAACGGGAACGGCAACAAGCCGAACAGATACAGGAGATAAGAAACGCTTACGAGCAACAGCACCGTAAGCTGTCGGAGTTTACAGATTTTGTCAGACGCTACTTTCCGTATGTGGAGAAGCTTATACCTGTGGTAAACTTCCTACGTGAACGTTTGGGTTTCAATGACGGAATAATCAGAAGACTGTGCGAGTTCAAGGAGGTCGGAATAAAAGGTAAACTCTATTCTTCCGAGTTTAACCGAAGTTTTGATACCCGACATTCTGTCTGCTCCATCAAACAGGATGAAAGCGGTAAATTCGATTTCAAGATAGACGGGGTTTCACATGTGAACTGGTTCAGAAAGAAGATGAATGAGTTTAGGGAAGCCATGGGAATACCTAAGCAGAAACAAGATAGAGGTATAAAACTATAAATCAAAGGAACGGCCGTAATAATCTGCCTGTATTGAGCGGATTATCACGGCTTTTTTATACTTTTGCAAATGGATTGAGACAACTCTGTCCAAAGACATATGAAAATAGAAGAAGCGTTATGCTCATCTTGTACTTGAAAACGTAGGAAATTTTCAATTAGATGCAAGGATAGCATAGTGGTTCTCACGCATATAGCGTGGGCTGCTATTGTTACATCTGCATCTATGGTTTCCTACGACCTTCAAGTAAAGAGTGTGGCATACAGTTCCACGCTTTTTAGTTTAGCCTTATGGTGACAAATATGAATAACATAAAATGGAATATAAATGATATTAACTGCACAACAGAAGCAAGCAATGATAATGATTGAAAAGTTCATTGCAGATAAAGATAGCCAAGTATTTATTTTGAAAGGATATGCAGGTACAGGTAAAACGACATTGATTCGTAGTATTGCAGATTATTTATCTACTCAATCTTTACATATTCAGTTAATGGCTCCGACCGGACGTGCTGCAAAAATATTACGTTCTAAATTACCAAATTATGGTGCTTCTACTATTCATAGGGGAATCTATAATTTTTCTCATCTAATAGTGGAAGAATCTGAAGGAACACTTAAATATATATTTCCACTTAAAGATAACCACGAGAGGTGTATTTATATTATTGACGAAGCCTCCATGATTAGTTCTCGTGAATCAAAGAATGAACTTTTCCAATTTGGTACAGGAGTATTAATAAAAGATTTACTTAGTTATGCAAGATTAAACTTCGGTGGAAAGGTAATTTTTGTTGGTGACCCTATGCAGTTGCCTCCCGTAGGTGATGATTGTTCTGTTGCATTAGATGAAACTTATTTTGATATACTAGAAATGAATGTATATTCTTATGAGCTCACAGACATTGTTCGTCAAGATAAGAATAGTTGTATTTTGGCTAATGCTACAATACTTCGTGAGTTGATTCGGAAAAAAGAACGAAATCGCCTTGTGTTCAAGAAAAAGGAACATGAAGTAATGGATATTGGAGCAATGGAAGTTGCTAAGAAATATTGTGAAGATCCAGAACAATCGTCTGCTATAGTTTGTTTCTCAAATCAACAAGCAGCTGATTATAATACGGCTATTCGTAATATAATATTTCCTGAAACGAATCATGTGGCGGTAGGAGATAAATTGATGGTAGTATGCAATAGCTACTATTATGATAAATGTGAATTATTGAATGGTGATATCATAACTGTAGTAGAAACATCAAATGATATTATCTCTCAGTCTGCACCTATTTGGACTGAAAAAAATGGGAGAAAAGTAAAAGAAATCATTACGCTTGATTTCAGAGAAATAAGTTTTCAAGTAGAAGATGGTAATATTTATAAACGCTATATTATTGATACATTACTCCAAAACAAGCGACCTTCACTGACAATTGACGAAATGAAGGCTCTTTATATCAATATGGTAATGCGTATGCGTACGGAGAAAGGATTGACTAATCCTAAATCTGAAGAATTTACTAAGGCAATGTGGGGAGACCCTTTCTACAATGCTCTTCATGTAAAGTACGGTTATGCTTTTACATGCCATAAATCACAGGGTGGTGAATGGAATACAGTTTATGTAGATTTTTCAAGACGCACAGGGCTTGATGTGGATAGCCTTCGTTGGAAATATACAGCGATAACTCGAGCTTCTAAGATGTTATGGTGTATTAATCTTCCTGATGTAACACCTATTACATCTCTTAAAATAACCCCTATCAATAAAACTGCAAAAACAGCTGTTAATGCTTTATCTTTTGATAATATAGAGGATACACCTTTTCATCCTTCATCAATATTACCTTCAGTAAAATGTAAATATTGGTCTGTTGTAAAGAATATGAATGGAACTCTATATTCAGTAAAGAACGTTATCTGTAAACCTTGGAGAGATATTTATGAAGTAAATACACCAACCGGTATAGTAAGAATTGATGCAATATATAATGGAGCAGGTCTGTTTACAAAATATGAAACAGATGCCAATGACACTGAGTTGTTGTTTTTCTTCCAGAATGATGAAAATATCAAATATAAAATAGACTATCATCCATCTTTGGAGTCATTAAAGATGCTACATAGTCGCATGATTTCTTTGTGTGATGAATGTGGTATCATATTAACAAATGTGGTGGAAGAACATTACCAACTCGTATATTATATGAAAGCTTCTGGTAATTATGCTGCTATAACTTTTTTCTTTAATGGGAAAGGGTTTATTAACTATGCTGCTCCACTTTCTGATATCGGAGAAGCTGATATTAAACTGTCACAACTCATAGAAAAATTAACATAATAGAAGAATACTAATGTCTGTAAAAGAAGTAACATTATTGCGTAAAAGTGGTAATCTAAAAGAAGCATATAAGATGGCCATAGATGATCTGAAAGAAGATAGGAATAACCCATGGGCACAAATGTCTCTCTTTTGGGTTCTGCGTGATATATGTCAGCAACTATGCAATAGAAACGCCATAGATAAAGCTAAAATTTGCTTGAAAGAGATGTCTTCATTACTTCCTACAATGGTGGATGATAGTGGCGCAGGAGAAAGAGCTTATACTAATTTGTATAAACGATTGCAACCTAACGCTGATGCTATTTCAAAAGCATCCGAGCTATCAAAAAATGATCCTTCAAATGCTTATGTTCAGGTAAAGAATTATATTGACTCTGCAAATGATGTAGATTCAGCTTTGCATGAAGAGTTAGGCTGGATAATTTATCGTTATATCAAGGCTAAAATTTCAAATTTGACATCGTTGGAAATAAGAACGTTGCTAAAAGACTATATGTATCTTAGGAATGAACGTCCTTCAATGCTTCATTCTCAAATATTGAACTTTGCTTTGAGTTTCTCAAAAGAACATTCTGATTTTAGTTTTTACCGTTTCTTTATGCTCTGGGGACCAGAAAATTTACGTTATGAAGATTTGAACAAGGGCTATTACAATGGTAGTGAAATTCCCTCGCTTATTTCTCGTATATGTCGTCAAATTGTAAATAGCGGCGAGGATATTGATGTCGAGATGCTGTGTGAAAAGATAAATCTCCCAAAAACAGAAACACTTGACCTGTTACGTGAACCGCAGTTTTGGGAAATTATGAATCTTCATAAAGAAGGTAAAATGCGTGAGATGTTTGAAGCTTTTACTATCTATAATAAAAGAAACGCCGTTTATGGTGCTTCTCATTGGCATTCTGAAGTGTTGAAAATTGCAGAGCGTCACATGAATGGTCAAGAAACATGGAGATTTATTTACTTTTTTAGAGATTGGAGGTATGAAAACCTCATGGATGCTGATTGGAAAGAAGAAACAGATAATAATGGTAACACTTATAAACCTTTGGCTGTTAAAGCAGCAAAGAAGTGTTATGAATATCTCAAAGAATCACACCCAAGAGATGCAGAACTAGTATCTTGGTTAGATTCATTGTATAATGTTCTTATTGAACGTGCTAAAAAAGATGAATGGATATTAAGACAACGAGCAATAATATATACATGGCAACAGCAATATGACCTTGCTATCAATGTGTACAAATCTTTATTACTTGAAATGAGTGAAAAATACTATGTATGGAGTGAATTGGCAGATTGTATACAAGATAGTAATGAATTAAAGATAGCATTGCTTTCTAAGGCTTTACTTGTTGAACGAAATGAAGATTTTCTCGGCTCTATTCATTTGACTTTAGCCGACCTGCTTATAAAGGAAGAGCTAACATCTGAAGCCTTATGCGAATTGAATATATATAAGAAATTTCATGAAAACACTTCCCGGAAATACCAAGAATATATTGAACGAGTCGACATATCAGTTATTCCGCCCAATAATAATAAGCTATTGTATAATAGATATGCCACCATTGCTGAAGAGTACGCTTTTTCAGAAATTGAAGCAAAAGAGGTTACGCTGGTGGATAGATGGGAAAAAGACGGAAAAACTTATTGCACTCTCACAAATGGGGTAGACGTTATATTTCAAGTGAATGTAAAGCGGTTTCCTTTTTTAACGAATGCGATATTTGGTTCTGTTTTTAGAGTAAAGTGTCATGTAGATAAAGAGGAAAAGCAAATTCAGACAAGTTGCTTCTCTTGGAATAAAACAAAAGTGCCAGAAGCTAAATATATACCTCTTTGCATGCATAAGAGTGAAACAAGGCTATGGATGGGACTTCCCCAAAAGTTTGGATATGTAGAATATTTGAATGAAGAGAAGAAAATTCTACATATTGTAACGCAAGATTCCCAGCAAATATTTCAAGCTTTTAAAGAAAAATGGGGCACTATTTCAAAAGGGGATTTTGTCAGTTTCAGAGAATATACTATTATAAAAAAGAATGAAAACAAAGTAGTTATTGCTAATGTAGAAAAAGTAAATAAAGAAACTGCTTTACCGAATTTTAATTCTGGTATTGTGGTCGTTGACGATATAAACATACAAAAAAAATTATTCCATTACACTTTCGGTCAAGGAAAAATTGGAGGTATCGTATTCTTTAATGATACGGATCTTCGTCCCGAAGTAGGACAATGCTTGAAAATATTCTATTGTGTAACAAAAGACAGGAAAGGTGAAAAAAAGCCTATTGTACTTAATGTAGAAGAAACTGCAGAAATAAACACAAGTGCAATAAAGACAATTCAAGGTCACTTAGAATTAAAATATAAAAATGGTTCTTGGGATGATTCTCCTGATTTTGCATTTATTGGTGATTACTACGTTCATCATTCTGTTCTTTGTGAGTATAATATCACGAAAGACTGCTATGTTACTGCCGATGTTATATATGCTGGACAGGGTAAATGGAAAGTTATAAAAATACATCAATAGAATTATTTGACAAGAGACAAAATATATCCTATTTTTATTGCTTGCCAAATAATTTTTATACCTTTGCAATAATAAAGAGTTACTTGAATGCAATTCAAGGCAGAACATAGCATATGGCACAGTTGCTAATTCATTACCTCAAAATCGGGTAATTCTCCTAAAGTCTTTTGTATAAGGCACTAACAGAAGTTTTCCAGAATTACAAAAAAAGCTTGTAATTTATTCTTTTATCTTATTTTTGCGATGCCATAGGCATAATAATAAGTATCCGGAAAAAAACATGCTTATTCCATCCAATAGAACAAAGAGGGAGTGCATTCTTTCAAGGTTATGTTTTCTAGTGCTTTCAGTATGGGTGTCCCTACCTTCCGCAGCACAGAACAATCCCTACAAGATAGACGATGCACTCTACCCCATCTACCAGCGGGCTTCCAAGCAGGCACGCCAGCAAGAGGGGTTGCTGGTGGCCGACACTTTGTATCAACAAGCCCTGAAGCTCGGTGACAAAAAAGCACAATGCCTGGCATACATCATCCCCCTGCAGTTCTATATATCCCAAAAAGATGATAGCAAAATAGAAAAGGCATCCACTGACCTGAAAGAGATTTCACGTGCCAATAACTATCTGCAATATTATTATCACGCTTGGAGCAGCGAAATCATCTACTTCCTGAACCAACAACGCTCATTGCTCGCCTTGCAGAAAGCGGAAAAAATGAAAAAGCAAGCTTTTGCCGACAGATACCCTTACGGTATCTTCAGCTGTATCCGAACCATGGGCCATATCTACAAATCACGCGGAAACTTCGACCTCTCCGCCCAATACTATCAGGAAGCCTTGGACTATATGCTGAAGAATATGCCCGACCAAGATCCCAGCCAACTATACTCAAGCCTTGCCGAATATTACCGTAACACCCAAAAAGATTACGCCACCGCACTGGACTATTGCGAAAAAGCCTTGAAGAGCGCCAAAACAGAACGGAACATAGCCCAAGCCATGATAGAGAAATGCCTGGTACTATTCCGGCAGGGACGTATAGATGAATTCAACGACTGCTATAAAGAAGCCGTACAAATGGCGGACCGTTGCAAGCTCTCTGCCAGCGTTTCCCTACTGATAGCCCACATCAGCAAGAACATACTGGACAAACAGTATGAGCAGGCCCATGCCCACGCTGACCAATTGTCCGAGGAAGGCTTGCAACAACATGCCTACATTTACGAATGCGCCAAAGACTATCCCAATGCCATCAAATATCTGAAAAAATACCACCAGCAGTTGGATTCGACGAACAATCTCCTGCAACTGTCGGACATCGCCGAACTGAACACCCAGATAGGCGCCGAACGTCTGAAAATGGAAAACATACAGGCCACCTCGCGCTACCGCATCACTCTTTTCAGCATTGTCACCGGCTTTTTGCTGTTATCCCTGCTTTTCCTGATGCTCTACCTCCACCGCAAACGTAAAGTCAACCTCGAACTATGCCACAAGAACGAGGAACTTTCCGAAGCACGCGACCAAGCCGAAGCAGCCAACAAGGCAAAGAGCATCTTCCTGCAGAACATGAGTCACGAAATACGGACACCGCTCAACTCTATCGTGGGCTTCTCACAACTCATCACTTCCCCCGACGCGAACCTTTCCCAAGAGGAAAGGCAGGATTTCTGCCATCTCATACAGCACAATTCCGACCTCCTCCTTACACTGGTGGGGGACATCCTCAGCGCAGCCGAGTTGGAAAGCAACAGATACACCATGAAGATAGCGCCGCACAGTTGCAACAAGCTCTGCCGGGAAGCCATAACCACCGTTGAACACCGCAAGCCCGAAGGCGTGAAGCTCTACTACACCTCCGAAGTGGACGACTGCTACGAACTGAGCACCGACGGGCAACGTGTGTGCCAGATACTCATCAACTTCCTTACCAATGCAGAGAAACACACCACACAAGGCGAAATCCGCCTGCACTGCTCTCTCACAGAGAATCCCGGATACGTCACCTTCTCCGTCACCGATACCGGTACCGGCATTCCCCCGGAATACTCGGAAACCATCTTCGAACGTTTTGAAAAGGCCGACAACTTCGGGCAAGGCACCGGCCTGGGACTCAATATCTGCCGCCTCATCGCCGAACGGCTGAAAGGGAAAGTGCTGCTGGACAAGGAGTACAAGGAGGGGGCAAGGTTCGTGTTTGTACTGCCGGTGAAAAAATCCATTTGAAGAGCAAGACCAAAACAACAAAGGCTGCCTCTTCTGCATCCTCCGAAACATCGGTATCTGCAGAAGGGCAGCCTTCTATATAAATAGCCGTAAAGCTATGCTGATTATAAACCGAATGCGGCTTTCACCTTGTCCACATAGTCCAGCTTCTCCCAGGTGAATAGCTCTACCTCTATATCTTTGTTGCCTTCGTAGCGGCTCTTGAAGTGCTTGACGATGGTCTGCGGCTCGCGGCCCATATGTCCGTAGGCGGCAGTCTCCTGATAGATGGGGTTGCGCAGTTTCAGACGGTCTTCTATCGCCTTGGGGCGGAGGTCGAACAGCTCGTCAATCTTACGGGCAATCTCACCGTCGCTCATATTGACGTGGCTGCGGCCATAAGTATCTACGAAGATATTGATGGGGCGTGCCACACCGATAGCGTAACTTACCTGTACCAGCATTTCGTCGGCAACGCCGGCAGCTACCAGATTCTTGGCAATGTGGCGGGCTGCATAAGCTGCGCTGCGGTCTACCTTAGAGGGGTCCTTTCCGGAGAAAGCGCCGCCGCCGTGGGCACCCTTGCCGCCGTAGGTATCTACGATAATCTTGCGTCCCGTCAGCCCGGTGTCACCGTGAGGACCACCGATTACGAACTTGCCCGTGGGGTTGACGTGATATGTGATACGGTCGTTGAACAGTGCCAGCACCTTTTCATGATGGATGGAAGCAATGACACGCGGCATCAGAATCTCGATTACATCCCGGCGGATTTGGGCGAGCATTTCCTCGTCGGCCTTCAGCTGGGCGGCATCACTGTCGTCGGCAGGCTGGACGAAGTCGTCGTGCTGGGTGGAGACTACGATGGTGTCGATGCGTACGGGTGTGCCGTTGTCATCATATTCGATGGTCACCTGGCTCTTGGCGTCGGGACGGAGGTAGGTCATCACCTTGCCTTCGCGACGGACATCCGCCAGCACTTGCAGGATGCGGTGTGCAAGGTCCAGTGAAAGCGGCATGTAATTCTCCGTTTCGTTGGTGGCGTAGCCGAACATCATTCCCTGGTCTCCGGCACCTTGTTCCATGGGGTCCTGTCGCTCCACGCCGCGGTTAATGTCGGGGCTCTGCTCGTGGATGGCGCTCAGCACGCCGCACGAATTGCTCTCGAACATATACTCGCCTTTGGTATAGCCGATTTTCTTGATTACTTCGCGTGCGATGAGAGGCATGTCAACGTACGCTTTGGTTTTCACTTCTCCAGCCAGCACTACCTGACCGGTAGTAACCAGAGTTTCGCAAGCTACTTTCGAACTGGGGTCGTAGGCCAACAGTTTGTCAAGCACAGCGTCCGATATTTGATCGGCCACTTTGTCGGGGTGTCCTTCAGACACCGATTCGGATGTGAATAAATATCCCAT